CTGCTGTGCGGCTTGTGCTTGTTTCTGCTGAGTTAATTGCGTTCCGGCTTGTGCCATAGTCTGAGCCAAAAGTACTTCAATATCTTCTGGTAACTCTTCGTTCGGTGTAGGTAGCGGAGCACCCAGCTTCTCTTCTATCTGTCTACGATACTCAAACGCCATGTGTTCTGCGATATGGGCTTGTAGAGACGCCATGATCTGCTGTGCCGCTGGGTTCTGTCCGATCATTGCCGCTATCTGTGGGTCTTGCATGAACGACTGATGGGTAGCGATATGCGCCTGATGATCTTGATATATGAATGCTTTCATAGGCTTACCGTTAAGTGAATTCATATTCTCACTTACTGGGTCTACCGGTTTCATGTCATCGTCAAGCGGGATTAGTTTATCGGCGTTCTTAATACCCATCACCTCTATCATCTGACGATGTAGCTGGGGTAGGTCATATATCTGTGGCGCTTGTTGTGCCATCTGCAACACCGCTTGATACTGCACAACACGCTGTGCCAGAGTGGTGTTGTTGGGGTCACTTACAGGGATTACATCAGTAATCGCATAATCCATCTGCCTAGCGCGTGGAACCCCACGATCAGGGACATACCCATACTCTTCTGGAGCGTATTCAGCAATGATAGCTCGGAGTAGCTTGAACTCCTGTTTCATTGCATAGTGGACACGAGCCTGTACTGCCGCCATTGGCTTTAAGGTGCGTTCCAAAAGAGCAAGAGTAGTCCCCACTGGCGCGTTGGCACTCATGTCACTGATATTCATGTCTGAGATTGCGCCCAGACGACGACCTTCCTCAGTGATACGGTTTAACAACGCCAGCAGGGTTTGGGAAGGCTCTTTATATGGCAAGGGCATGATGTTGTCTCGGATAGAGCCACTAGGCACATCCACATCACGGAACTCGCCGGGGGCGATAGGTGTGTCATCACCTTTAACTCGTAACCCACGAGACTTCAAACCTCCGGGTAGGTTTGATAGCGTACCAGCGTCTACCAGCTGGCGTATAAGGGACGTACCTGCACGGGCGTACCCCCCTACTATGTGTATCAAACCAAGCCCGTAAAAGCCAAATCCCGGCACATAAACATAATGCACAAAATGCTGACGTTTCAGCATCAACGGATCATCAGGGTTCCAGTTACGACGTATCGCCAGAACTTCTCCAGTACCCTGTTCGATAGTTACAACGTAGGGTTTAGCGATCTGCATTTCTTCATCGCCTTCTTCCTCGTCTACACCATCAATAATTAAGTCTGCGTGTATTTCACAGACAGAATAACGATCATCAGAAGTAAGACTAAATCCACCTTCTTCCGCTTTCTTTTCCTCTATATCCGTAAAGAATGACTGTGGGTCGCCAAGACTGATGTCACGATAAAAACCAGCAGCCTGTAGTTTAGTCATTTCATTTTTTGTTTTGCGCATGACGTGAGTAACACGTTCAGCTGTCTCTATGTTAGATGCACCATATGGGACAATAACGTCTTCGGCGGGTATGTATACCGCAACTTGACGGCCTAAATTTGGATCGTAATAAACCTTTTTAAAAGCTGACCCTGCAAGACCAAGACTATAAAGGAGCCGCTCATGCTCAGGGCGGTACTCGATCATAACCTCTGTTAACTCGTAATTCATATCCTCGCGAACGCGTTCAGCCGCTTCTTCTTTTTCACGACTAATTTCACCAAGGATTTTGGTCTTTACAGGGCCAGAAGAGGGAAACGTTTCTGACATAGCTTCAGCTTGAAAACGAATTGCGGCTTCGGACAACACGGTGCTATACACACCACATGCGTCGTCCCAAGGTTCTACTCGCTCTTCGTATTTAAATCCGAGCACTTCCAAGCCTTTCACAAAGGTGTCGGCCCACTCTTTGCGGCTACTTGTGTCAGCACTAACGTACCCAAGGAGATCGGTAGATAACTGAGTCAAAGCTCCGTCATCAAGATATTCTGCTAAGTTGGCATCAAACGGGGCACCCATAGTGTCTTCAAGGCCAGACTCAGGTACCAACGTAATCTCTACGCTACCATCATCCAAAGTTACCATTTCAGGGTCGACGATGTTTATCTCCATTTCGGACTCTTCCATCATCTCTTCTTCTAAACCTTCAGGGGCTTGGTATACGCTTCTATCAATAGCCATAATCTTAACCTTTTATAAAACTCATTATCCTGTCTACTATAGATGGTTCTTCTCGTTGTGCTGACGTAGTAGGTATGTACACATCTGGATATTTCTGTTTATTCTCTTCCCTACTCATAAAATCTCTGATTATTCTGTCCAAAAGTCTAGCATCTCTCCCACCTCTTTGTGCCGTACGGTCTTCCGCTACTTCAGGTTGTATCTCATGTATAAAGCGGTGTTGTTGAGAAGTGCTATTCAAATTTTTTAACATTCTTTTCGCGTCGCTTACGTCGTATACCTTAGCGTCACTAAATGTAGAAAGGGGGGTACGATCTAAAAAATCCCGTAACGCCGCAGCTACCACTGGGTTGCTAAACCCTCTATGGGTAAGTTCATGCGCTACTGTCCTATTGTACCCTGCCGGTGTTGGAGAATCGCCGCGTTCTAGTGTCCCCTCTCTATACTTTGTTTGTGCTCCTTTCGCACTTGTGGGTAGTAAAACTGCAATGCCGCCCTGCTTTGGTGGTTCACTTACATAATCTGCGACTTTACTAAACCCGGCGCTATTATCTTGCACATAAGAGTCTTGCGCATACTCTGGCATATATTGCCCTAGAACGTTTAGTATAGCCCTGTCGTCTTTGGGTACATAACTTGTTATATCAGCCCTGTCATCACCTTTGCCATACCCCAAAGCGGACATAATACCGTATTCACCACCAAACCTAAGAGATTCAGGAAGTTTGTTTTGCACTTCCATAATATACTCGGCTTCAGCCATTTCTTGACTAGCGCGACGCATCCTATCGCGTTCTTCTTGCGAAAGTTCTGAATAAGGTCTGACTTTAGCCATTAATAGTACCCACCGTGCCTTCGTTTAAAGTAACGTGGTTCTTCAGGTTCGTCAGAGGGGAGCGTGATAAATCCACCCTGTCTAAACCGCATAAGTGCCATAACTGTCGAATCAACTAAGTCATCATGGCTCATAAATGGAAATCCTGCAATCTCTTCGACAACTTCTTCCGCCCAACGCGTTTGTGGAACCCAGCATAACCCGGACATCACAATGTCCGCTACAGAGTTTAAACGAGCTGTTTTATCACCCGTACCCCTATGGGGAGTAAACTCCTGCACTAGAAGTCCCATCCTACGAAACTCTTGGTATAGCGGCGTACCACTACTCTTTTTCTCCACTATGAACGAATCTGGTTGCCATTCTAAGTATTCTTCATAAGCCATCTGCTTTAATTCAGGGAATTCTACACGAGTCTTGATACTGTTCAAGAGTATTATATTGTAAGTATTTGGAACCCCTATGGTTTTACCTTCGTCATCCTTGCAGTCGCCGTCATACATGAACACACCCCATACTGTCACAGCGGTGAAGTCAGCACGGTTATGTTTTTCTGCGGCGGCGTCAAGCGACATAATTATATACTCACAGGCAGGTGGCGACTCCTTAGTCCACTCCATCCACCACTCACGCTTAATTAGCGCCGCTTCTTCGGCTGTAGGTTTTTGTTGGTACTGCGCATTCCACTGAAACAAAGGCATAGAAGCCTTGGTGCGATGCAGTGCGTTTATGTCAAAAAACTCAGGCCAGAGTGGTTTCTCTATGATTTCATTAGAATTTTCTTTATCTTCAATCTCAAGTATCGCTGGGAACTCGACGACCTCATACTGGTCAGCCATGTGGTTCTGAGCCATATCCCGCGTTACGCGACCTGTCAGATCATCAAGATGCCATCGGGTCTGGATAATAGCCACACGACCACCCGGCATGAGACGAGTACGAGCACCATATGTAAACCATTCATACGCTTTATCAAAAACATCAAAATTCCCACTCAATACATCTTGTTCTGAATGTGGGTCATCTACAAGCAACAGGTGGGCACCACGACCAGCGATGGAGCTACCTATACCACAGGCGTAATACTCTCCACCCTGACTTGTGTTCCAACGCCCCGCAGATTTACTGTCTGAGGCTAACTGCACGTTTGGGAATATAGACTGATACTCGGCGGTAGATATGAGGTTTCGCACCTTTCTACCGAAGTCCACCGCTAGGTCGGTGGTATGTGACACCATCATTACTTTTTTATCGGGGTTACGCCCCAAAAACCAAGCGGGGAAGTATATAGAAACTAACTGTGATTTACCATGACGCGGT